AGGCCATAATCCTTGGTGCTGGACTCTGCCTCGGTGTGCGTGAACTCGACCTCGTTCACGCGGCCCTTGCGACCGGTCAGGGTGTCGGGGATGGTGAACTTTTCCTCGGTGGTGTACTTGTTCCACTTGTAGAGCTGGCCACCCACTGGGACGCGCGGCAGCACTCGGTCGGCAACAAAGGCGCCGTTCTGGTACGCCAGCGCGATGCCGGTCAGGGTCGGGTTAATCGGGAAAGGTGTTTTCATGGGGTCAGTCCTCTATTGGTCCTGTCGATCAGCCCTGGAGGCTGCCCGGTGCGATGAATACGGAGCCGATGTCACCGGCTACGCCTGATTTCATGGCGCGGCCGATCACTGAGTTGTTTGCGCCGGTGGCGGGTGCGGCTGCCACGGCTTTACCTGCCGCATCGGCGGTCAGCCAGTCGCCACGGGTCACGGTGCCGCCGTACTCGATCTCGGCGATACCGCCCATCACCACATCGAAGCGGTCACCGGTGGCGTCGGCCCCCAGCAGGTTGGAAACGCCGAAGATGGCGTCAGTTACGGCGTCGGCCTGGGTGGCTTGACCGTCTGCTGCGCCGAGTTTGACCAGTCGGAAGGGTGCGACAGGTGCTGCGGCGATGAATGTTTTAACCAGGGTTTCGTTTCGCATGTCTGCGGCTCCTGTCTATTATTCGGCGTTGCCGCTTTCAACGGCGGCGACGGCTTCGGTGAATGAGATTGACTTGCCTTCGGCGGCCCGCTTGTTGCGGTAGGCGGTGGCTTTGTCGGCCAGCTCCTCTGGAGTCATGTCGGTGGCCCGGTGGTCGTCACCTGCCTGCTCGCTGAAGTCCACGCGGGCGGGTGCGGCGTTCAGTATAGCCAGCAGCGCCTGGGGCAGCGGCTTGGCGGCTTTGGATTCGCCCTCGGCAAACTCCACGGTTTTGCCGTCGTCCAGGTTCTCCATGAAGGCGATCAGATTGTCGCGCTGGGCGGGCAGCACTTTGCCCTGCTTGATGGCGGCGTCCACGGCTGCGGTGATCTGGTCACGACGGGCCTGGGCTTCGCGCTGCTGCAGGGCTTCTTCGCGCTCGGTGAACGAGGCCACCTGGGTTTTCAGGTCTGCGTTTTCGGCCTGCAGGCGCTCGTTGTCGGCTTTCAGTTGTTTCGGGTCCATGTCCTGGTCCTCTGGGTCGGTGGTGTCGTCGCCCTCGCTGAAGGCGGGATCGGTTTCTGCGTCGTTGTACTCGTCATCGATCTGCTTTCGCGCCGAGTCTTCCAGGCCGTTGATCGCGTAGTCGGGGATGATGGCGTCGGCCTCATCCTTGCTGAACTTGTCGATGATGAATTCGCGCAGGCGTCGGAAGATGCCGGCTGTGGTTTCGGTTTCCCATGCGCCGCTGAACTCGACCACGCCTTCCTCGGCCTCGTTGAACTCGACGGCTTTCAGCCCCTTGATGGCGGGCGGCTGTGCGCCCAAAAAGCCCACATGGCGCAGGTAATAGCTGCCTGGCTTCGGGTTCGCGGGGCTGTCTGGCATGTACCAGGATGCGCTGACCTTCTTGAAGCGGCCCGCTGTGACCATTTCGGCAAACTCGGCATCGACTTGCTGCGGGATGGCGTCGATACCGGCCTCCTCGCTGTACTCCATCGCGCCGATCCAGCCATAGGCCGGGTGGTTGTCTTTGGGGTGCCCCACCACGATGGGGGCTTCGTGCAGGCTGGGGTCGTAGGCGTCCACGGCGGCCCGCAGTTGGTCCTCGGTGAAATGGAGGGTGGTTCCGCCTGCGTCGGTGTGGCGGCCCGGTCTGAAGATGTTGATGCGCTTCATGGCGCCCCCTGCTGTCTATTTTGCGATCAGCTTAGGGCGTTGCGCCGTGGTGTATCAGGTTAATCATTGGCGCGTGGTGTCGTTTGTCACCACCTGCGGGGTGTCTTTGGTCCGGGTGGATGCTAACCTTCTGACTGGGTTTTGATTCGCTCAGGGAGGTGATCACCATGAGTAAGGTTCTGTGCCCCGAGTGTGGGGCTGTCAATTCGGGGCTGTCCCCTCGCTGTTCTGCCTGCAATGCCTATCTGCCTACCGGCAAGGCCAAGCCTGTTAATCCGTCCAGTAATGCCGGAAGGCCTGCCGCCACGCCCGGCTTGGTGCCCTGCCCTGAATGCGGTCACCAGATCAGCCCCAAGGCCGATGCCTGCCCGAGCTGTGGTGCGCCTCAGGCGGGTGTTGTACCAAAGGCCGCAAGGCAGCCCGTTAAGCCCGGCAGCACTTCGGTGGTCAGTGGCGTGATCTGGCTGGTGGCGTTGATCTTCATCGGCGGCGTGTTGTTCGGTGGCGGGGATGATGATGCTGAATCGGGCCGGACGCCCAGCGCTTCAACCGGTGCGCCCAGGGTTGAAAAGGTGCTAACCCCTGCCGAGCAGCGGCAAAAGGATATTGAGCGGCAGTTCTCTGCCTGGGACGGCTCCCATCGCAACCTTGAGCAGTTGGTGAAGGATTCGCTGCATGAGCCTGATAGTTACGAGCATGTCGAAACCCGCTACTCCGATAAGGGCGATCACCTGCTGGTGTCGCTCAAGTATCGGGCGCGTAACGGGTTTGGGGCGATGCGGTTGCATGCTGCGGTTGCCAAGGTCGGGCTGGATGGCACCATTATCACGCTGATGGGAAACACCCAGCTTTAACCCCCTTTGTTGCGTTCGATCTCTGCCAGCAGGGCGTCCCTGGCCCGCTGGGGGAGTGATTCAAATGCGGCCAGCGCTTCAGTGCTTGGCTCCTGCCCTGCCATCATGGCAGATTCCCATTCGTCGATAAGCGCATCTGTTTCGTCTGCGCTGATCACGGCTGCGCCTGCTGTGCCGCCTGCCGTTGCCGCTACGACTGTTTGTGCTGTGCTCGCTGCAACGGGCGTGGTGTAGCCTTTCAGGCTGTACTGCAGCCGTTTTCGGGCCTTTTCAATGGCGGGCTGCGCCTTCTTGATCGCGGCCACCATATCGGGCGGGAAAAGCTGCAGCTTGTCGGCCTGCACCTGTTTGATCTGCTCCACCCGTCCGATGCCGGTGTTTTTGTTCCAGCCGGGGTCCAGCCCTTCATAGACGATGCCGGGCTTGCCGGTGCGCGGGTTCGTCCAGGGCTGCATCTTGAGCTTGGGTTCGGCGCTGGGGGTGATGCCCATTTCTTCCAGATCGTCCTGGTCGAGCTGGATCACGCCGCAGCGGCAGTTATAGCCATTTGGCCCATAGTGGGTCTGCCAGAAGGGACTATCTACCGGCAGCACCTTGCCGTCCCATTGGGCATGCTCTGGCCGTGTCCGGTGGTCATCCACTGCGTCATACATCAGGAAGGGCGCGATCTCCTTTTGCTGCTGGATCTGCTCCCATTGGCCGGCGGCGTAACTGTTCATCAGGTTGGTGCGGAAAATCAGTTCCAGCCGGTGGGGGCTGCCGAGCTGCTTCGGCGTGGGCAGGCCGGTCAGCGGGTCCAGTAGATCGGCGTCGCCCCACCAGCCCTTTTTCTGCAGCAGGGGCGTCAGCTCCTTTTCAAAATCCCGCATGCTCTGGCCGCTTGCGATGGCGTTGTCCACGGCTTTGCGCACGTCGTGGAGGAGATCGGCGTCCATCATCCCGGCCACGGTAAAGGCGTAGTCGTGTTCCTCCCCCATCATGTCCAGGTAGCTAAATGTCGGCCTCAGCCCCTTGCTGCTGAAGTAGTCCAGCGCCTGGGCTGGGGTTAAGTTGAAGGCGGCGGCCATCGGCATCGGGTCGAGGAAATTGAGCGCATCGGCGGGGATGCGCTTGCGGTTTTTGATCTTGAGGCTGAAGGTTGCGCCCATGCTGTTTCCCCTTATCGCTGCGCCCGGAACATGCCAAGCAGGCGGCTGGCCCAGGTTGCGTTCTGTACCGCGTCCACGGTGTCCTGCTGCGGCCCATCGGCCAGCAGCTCGTTCAGGCGCTGGCGGAATGTCTCAAGGTCGCCACTGTCCTCGGCGTAGGCCAGTAATTGGTTCACGCGCTTGCCCAGCACCTCCTGGTACTCGGTAGCGATGGTTTCCGCGATCCGGGTCAGGGTTTCCATGTCGGCCCGGCGCGTGGCAATGGCCCCGGCGGTGATGCTGTTCTCGGCAAAGTTGAGGCCCGGCATGCCGCCCATCGGTGCCTGGGGCTGTCGCTTGACCCATCCCTCCCCGTAGGTTTCCCGGATGTAGTCCTCGGTCGGTTCAAACCCCAGGGCGTGGATGCCCTTGTCGATTTCCACGCGCTGCTGCAGATCCTCCTCGGGTTCGGTGTTGCGCCATACCTTCGGTGGCTGCGCGTTCGGGAAGTTGAGCGCGGTTAGGTAGGGGATGATGCCGTCGTTGAGGCTTTCGCAGATCAGGTCGGCATCGGCCTTGATGACTTCGTCGCGTACCCCGGCGTGAACCTCGGCCTGGCTGCGGCTGCTGCCGTTGTCGGTGGTCATGGTCTGGCTCAGGACGATTTTGCTGATGGCGGCGTCCATCTTGTCCTGCAGCGCCTGGTAATCGGCGGTGCCGCTGCGGGCGGCTTCCAGCAGCTCAATCACGATGCCGTCGGGGATCAGTACCCCGCTATCGACCTGGATCGCCTGCAGGGCTTCCAGCGCCTTGCGCTTCAATGCCGGGTCATTCATTTGACCCTGGGGCAGCCGTGCCATCGGTGTGGGCTGGCCGAATTTCTCCAGGAATACCGCCCAATACTTCAGCCCGTTGCGCTTGAAGAAAACCGGCCAATACAGGTAGTGGGCGAGGCCCATGCCGTAGGGCTGGTCGTCGTGTTCGGCGCCGGTGGTCAGCGTCCAGAATTTCTGCCGGTCCACTTCCTTGCCCATCGGGTCTTGGGTGGTGATCAGGTAGAGCTTGCCGTCGGTGCCGAAGCGGAAACGGGAACGGTCGCGCACCTTGCAGCCGCGCAGGGTGATGCGGTTCCCCTCGGCGGCAAACAGCCACTCGGCCACGCCATACCCGTAGAAGATCGCGTACAGCATCTTGTCGGTCAGCGCGTCGAATTTGACCCGCTCCAGTTGCTCCTTGATGAACTCGGCGGCCTGCTTGTCCTGGGCGCTTTCGCTGGCCGGGGTCACCTCCCATTCAGCGCTGGTGACTGCGGTGCGGCGCTGCTGAAACGTGGAGACAACCTGGTAGTCGCGCAGCAGCTCCTGGTAGATTTTCAGGTCGCCCCCGCCCCTGGTCTGCAGCACATCATCTTCGTTGGTGAGCAGCTTGTTAAAAACCGTTCCCCGGTCATCGGTGGCGATCTCTCCCAGGTTCGGGCGCTTGATGATGTCGGCCATGTCAGAATCCCCTTGTGTCGTTTGTGGTGTTTCGGATTCGCCCGAAACCGTAGGTGTTGTCGATTTCGTTGTCGTCCAGCACGGCGCTGGCGACGGTTCTGCGCTGCCCGGTGCTTTCAAAGTCGAAGCGGCCGGTGTTGCGGATGTGGCGCAGTGCCTGGCTGGTGGAGTCGCACTGGTCGTCGTGAGTGGTCAGCGGGAAGCCAAACAGCTCTGATTCGTAGTTGCGCAGCCAGGGCGGTGCGTGTTCCGGTGCGCTGCTGGGCAAGTAAACCAGACCGGATTCAAACAGGCCCGATACCGCGTTCATGCGGGTGATTTTGTCCCCTTCCGGCTCGATAGCGATGATCGGCAGGGTGGTGTTTTCGCGCAGGTCTTGGATCAGGCTCTGGCCGCTGGCCTTGTCCTCGATGAGGATGGCGTCGGCTGCGTATGCCTGGTTAAGCTCGGCCACCTTGCGCTTCAGGTCCGGGTACGCCAGCCAAGCGCGGTAGGTGTGCAGCAGGTAATACCCGGTGCGGCTGACCGCCCACACGGTGCAGACGCTGGGGTCGTTGGTGATCTGGTTCGGCTTGATGGCCGTGTCCCAACTGTGGACGATGTAGTGGTCTGGCGGCACCTCACCTGGCAAGTAACGGCGCGGCCACTTGCGCTTGATGATGCTGCCTTCGGCGGGCTTCGGTCGCTGCTGATAGAGAGCTGACCAGTTGCGCTCCCCCTGGATTTTGCGCTCCCGCTCCCAATGCTCGGGGCTGAACCAATCGGTCCACAGCCATTCCCCTGGGGTTCGGCCCAGCGGGTCATCCTGGCGTTCGCACTCGGCCTGAATGCTGATGACGTACCACGGCTCCCCGTCCCTTGCGGTGACCCAGCCGCTCTCCCCGTCGTAGGTTTCGGGCAGGATGCGCCCGCTTAGGTCGTCTTCGTGCCAGCGGGTCTGGATGATCACGATCCAGCCGCCGGGCTTTAATCGGGTGCGGAGGTCGGTCTTGTACGCTTCCCAGGTTTTGTCTCGGATTGTGACACTGTCTGCGTCCTCTCGGCCCTTGACTGGGTCATCGATCACCAGCCCGTCGGCGCGGTTGCCGGTGATGCCCGATAGGATACCCCCAGCCATGTAGGTGCTTTCGTTGGTCAGGGACCAGTCAGCAGCGGCGCGGTTGTCAGCGTTGAGCTGGGCGTTGAAGATGTCCCTGAACTCCCGGCTGCGTGTGATCTGGCGGCACTTGCGGCCGAATTTCTCGGCCAGGGTGGTGCCGTAACTTGTGCAGATGATGTTTTTGCGGCGGTGCCGCCCCATGAACCAGGTCGGAAAGGTCACGGTACCGTAGGTCGATTTGGCGCTCCCTGGGGGCATGAACACCATCAGGCGCTTGATCGCCCCCGCGTCCACGCGCATCAGGGCGTTGTTGATCAGGCGGTGGTGTTCGGCCGGGGTCACGTTGTCTGGGTAGAACTCCTCGCAGTCGCTGTCGTCGCTGACGGGGACGCCCGGAATCTGGATGTACTTGCAGTAGGCGTTAAGGTCGTTGGCTGCGCGGGTGCGCAGCTTGGCCTCGAGCGCTTCCAGGTACTCCAGTTTCAGGGCGGCGGACACTTAGGCGTCCTCCCCCAGCTTGGCCTGCAGCTCGGCAATGCGCTGATCCAGCTCCCGCTCGGTCATGCCCTTGTAGGGTGCCTCCCCGTCCGGGCTGGTGGGTGCGATTTTCGACGGTGCGTCCAGGCCGAGCAGCTTGGCGCGGCGCTCCATGATCTTTAGGGCGCGGTCGACTGCCTGGACGTTGCCCTTCTTGGCGTTCTGCCACAGCCCCATGAAGAAAGTGTCCAGCCGCTCAAGCTCCAGCAGTTTGATGTCCTCTGCGTCCTGCTCTCCCTTGATCCGAATTTCCTGCAGCGCTTTGGTGACGAGCTGGTGGGCGTTCTGCCGGGTGCATCCCATCATCTCCCCTATTTGCTCGTAGGTCATACCGGCCTTGCGTAGCCCGAGGGCTTTTGCGCGTCGTAGTGTGGCCTTTTCCCGTTTCATCATGCGTCAAGCTCCTATGGGTCAAGCGGCGGGGTCGTGGCCCAGCATAATCAGGTCGGGGCGGTGAACTGGCGGGGCGTCCATGCTCGGTTCCCAGGTTGCCAGTTTCTCATCCTGTTCGTGTCCCTGGATAAATCCATGCTCGGCAATGCGGTGGACGGCTTTCAGTAGCAGATCGACGCCGATTGGCCCAAGGTCACGGCGCCACAGCTCTTGGGCGTCGTCGGTTGGTCGTATAAAGCACCATTGCTGTTCCAGAATGTCGCCCCCGTCCACTTTGTTGCTGAGTCGGTAAACGGTGCCCCCGGTGATTCGGTCTCCCATCTTGATCGCCCAGCGGATCGCGTCCTTGCCCCGGTGCAGCGGCAGCAGGCTGGGGTGGTAGCCGATGCCGCCATAAGTAGCGCGGAGGCGGGTTTTCTCGCTGATGAAGTCGTGGCTGTGGGCGCACACGATCAGGTCTACGCCTTCCGGCAGGGTCTGGCCGTTCAGCTTGCCTGCCTCCATCCACGGGGTGTGGTACAGCTCGGCCTGGCGCATCAATCGGTCGGGATGGTCGTCAGTTCCCCTGGGGCTGGATACGCCGACCAGTTCGACGTCTGGGCTGTGCTTCAGCTCCTTGTAAACCTGTGCCCCGATCCACTTTTGCCCGCATAGGTAAACGTGCAGCTTGTCCTGGTGCTGTCTTGCGCTCATGCCTGGTTGCCATCCCCGTAGTATCTAAATCCTTGCACAGCTCGCATGTGGCCCCCGAAGCCGGTACCCATACCGAGGTTACTGGTTTTCTTCATGCTCTTGGCGCTTTTGGCTTTGTTGCCTCCGTGCAGGTTGGCACTCACCTGGTGCCAGCGTCGGTCCCGCCGAAGGGCGGCTGCCAGCCCTGGGTGGCTGGTGTGAAAGATCGTTGTTACCTTTCGCCCTGGTAGTCGCGCCAGTGGACTACCCTGCTTTTGCGCCTCACACACAGCGTTCAGGAACTTCATGCCGACGCCTGCGCCCTGCCATTCGGGCTTAATCACCATGCGGCAGGCTCTAGCTTCCACTGCCTTGCCTTTGTTCTTGCAGGCCACGGCAATATGGGCGACTCGCTCCCCGTTCACTACGCCGACGTAGCAGCAGGCGCCGATCATCTTCGGAATTTTCAGATAATGATGCGGCTCAAACTCTGGCCAGTAGCGCCAGTCCGTTCGTACGATTTCGAGTTCAAATTTCGGCCGTTGCCAAAGTGACCCCCTGGCAAAGCTGCGCTCTGCGGTGTCGAAAACCCAGTCAGGCTCTAGCCAGTCGATCACGTCGTAATGGCACGACAGCAGGACGCACTTGTTGCCGGTGCGTCGCCAGGCTTTTCCGAAGGCGGCGGCGCCGATCTTGGCCACCTGCCGGTCCACCACGGAGGTGAATTCGTCCACGATCACCTGGTCCGGGGCTTCACTGATAAGGCGGGCAAGGTCGGAGCGGAACTTTTCGCCGTTGGACAGCACATGGTATGGGCGCAGCCAGCTCGGAACCGATCCAAGTCCTACTGCCGACAATGCGCCGGTGACTGCGTCGAAGTCGCCATCCCCTGCTATCACGTCGATAATCGGTTTGTCCTTCGGCCAACTATCCCCCGGTTCGTAGATGTGCCCGCCCCCGAAAAGCTGACGGCCGATGGAGGTTTTGCCGCTCCCGCTTGGCCCTACAATCAGGCCGATCTGCCAGTCGCCGTCGTCAATGTCCAGGTTTGCGTCCAGGCTGAAGTTGGCCCCGCTGTCTACGTTGAACAGGCTTTTTACCCGTGCGGCGCGGTAGCTGCTGTAGTCGGTACACTGGTTTCTGACTTCAATCTTCATGTATTCACCACCTTCACGTCGTAGCCCAGTTCGGTCAGCTCCACGTCGCTGGTGTCGATGTCCTGGTCGTCCTCGTCGATCTCAGGGGGTTCCAGCAGCTCGGCCGCCCATTCCTGCAGGTTGTGGTCGCTGAAGGTGACCGATTCCAGCAGGTCGTGGAATAACGCGGTGTCCTCATCGGCCAGACTGCTGATCGGGTCCAGGGTTGCCAGGGCGGTTTTCTCCTCCTGGTCGTCCAGGTCGACATAGAGGACCGGCATCGGCTTGTCCCCGTTGCGCATAGCGATCATGACGCGCAGGTGGCCGTCGATCAGGTAGCCGCTGCGCTGGTTCACCACCACCTCCTGAATCCAGCCGATTTCCTCCAGGGCGCCTTCCATCATGCCCTGCTGGATTTGCGGGTGGATGCGCCAGTTTTGCGGGTTGGCCAGTAGTTCAGACGGCACTTCCAGGCCGTGACCGACGATTCGGTTGTTCCAGGTCATACGGTGATCCCCTTGCAGGTGTAGCCCCTGGCGGTCAGTCGGCTGACAACCTCGGCCTGGTGTTCGTGGTCGGAGCAGGTCACGATCAGCCCGTACTGCTCGGCGTAGTTGTCCTCGTCTGGCATATCGAAGTCCTCAACCGGCGGCAGGTCGTCATCTTCCCGCGTGAGCATGTTCAGCATCGCTTCCAGCTCGGCGGGCATGCT